CTAAATTACCTAAGTCTAAAATTTATACAATGGAAAAGATTGCTGCTGATATAGAAAATCAGACAGATACTGATCGTAAACTTTTTATTTTTCAAGAAAAGCTAATAGCAGCAAATAAATTTATCAACCAACAGGCTGAAGAAATCGAACATCTCAAAAAACTCCTGAATGATGCTATACCCTCTAGTTCTGTCCTTTTACCAACCGATGAAGAAGTAATTGCTGACACTCAACTTGCCCGGTTAAAAACCGCAGCCCTCGAACGAACCCTTAGTTTAGATGAATGTAGGGCATTAGACCTACTCGTTAAAACAAAGCGAATAGCGAAGGATGCTGCTTCTGAAATTATAGACCATAAAGGTTTACCTAAAACTTTAACTCAGAACGAACTGGTTAAAATAGCCGTTAGAAAACCAAAAGCATGAGAAAACAGGGATCAAACTCTAATAAGCAATTAAATACCCAAAGAATTCGTTTTGAAAAACAAGGCAATTTAATGGTTTCCCGATTACCATATTCCGATGGTCAACACATTGTAAGACTTATTATCAATCCTGAAATTATGATGTTTTATATTACTGATGTTCTCACTGGTCACGTTTTTGATTCCGGTGGGGAAAATATAAACAATTTAGAAGTACTCCAGCGAAATGCTAAACGATCACTAGAAAAATTTCTCGATTCTAATTTTATTATAGAGAAAAAGAAAAGAAGAAGTGAATAGTTTACATCATGTTCTTTTAGATGTTCAGCAATTAGATTCTAATACATTAGATAATTATACTGACACCGATATTCGAGAAGCCAGAAATAGACTTTGGGAAATGGGTTGTCTTGTTTGGAAACTTTCTCCAACACAACTTGAAATCTACAATTTTTTTCATGGTAAACCTACTGATAAAACTATTGTTGTAAATGCTTCTCGACGACTAGGTAAAACATTTGCCCTTATTATCATGATGATGGAACAATGTATTAAGTTTCCCGGTTCTATTGTTAAATTTCTACAACCTAAAGTTAATATGATTCGGATAAACATTAGACCTCTTTTCGATGAGGTTCTAATTGATTGTCCTAAAAACATGGAACCTGAATATAGCACCCAAGATGCTATTTATAAATTTCCGAACGGAAGTCAAATACAACTAGCTGGAACAGATAATAAAAATTATGATAAACTTCGTGGTGGTAAAACCCATTTAGCGGTTATTGATGAAGCTGGATTTTGTACTGATTTAGAACATATTATTACTTATATTTTAATTCCTACTACAACAAATACTAGAGGTAGAATCATATTATCCAGCACGACCCCACCTAAGCCAGATCATGAGTTTATTACATACATGAAGCAAGCTGAAATTGATGGTAGGTTGATTAGACGAACAATTAAAGATGCTATTAATAATGATAAAGACTCTACACATGAACATAGAATTACTGACGAAATAGTTGCTGGAATTACGTCCTCTTTACGAGGCGGTGAAGAAAGTGACTCTTTTAAAACTGAGTATATGTGTAAAGTGAATAAGAATTCTGATGATTCTGTTTTACCAGAGTTTACTGAAGAAGTTCAAAAGGACACAATAGTTGAATGGAGAAAACCTGTATTTTGCGATAAATATGAAAGTATGGACATTGGTTTTGCGGATTGTACTGCAATACTGTTTGCCTATTACGATTTTGATAATGCTGTAGTAGTAATTGAAGATGAAATTGTTATTAAGGGTAAAGACGTACATTCTAAAAATGTTGCTGCCCTTATCCGGGTTAAAGAAGCAGAACTTTGGATGAATAAAAAAACTAACGAAGTAGAACCACCATATCTTCGTATAGCAGATAATAACCTCATCTTCTTAAATGATTTAACTGTAAATTGTGGTATTAACTTTATGGCTACCGATAAACACAAAAAAGAACAATGGCTTAATAAGGTTCGTATTATGATTTCTGAAAGACGAATTATAATTAATCCAAGGTGTAAGAACACAATTAGTCATATGGAAAATGCTACATGGAATGCTGCTCGAACTGAATTTAAACAGGGTGGTGATAGAGAATTTACACATCACTATGACTGTGTTGATGCTCTCATCTACCTTTGTCGTAATTTAATTGAGGGTCATAACCCATATCCTTTGAACTACAATTTTAACAAGTTAGGTAAAAGGTCTGAGTACTTTTTGAACCCTAACTTTAATCCCACAGCTATCACCAATCCGGGGCTTGAGTCTTTAAACGCCTTGTTCAAACCTCGAAAGAAAAGAGCATGAAAATGAATGACCAATATTTCGCAAATCTTCCCGCTGAAGAACGTGCTGCCGTACTTAATCGTAAAGTTTCTGATTGGTCACAAACTCTGTTGACAAACGGCTACTATGAAAAGCTTCGCACTATGTATTCAGCATATCATGGTACATTTTTTGATGAAGCACATCAGATAAACTTTGGTGGTGAGCAAGGTGAACTGGTCGAACTAGCTATTAATCACATGCGAAACATTGCCCAACACATTATTAATATGATAACAGCAACTAGGCCGAGTATGCAAGCCCGGTCAGTAAACACTGATTATAAGTCACTGGTTCAAACAAAGCTGGCTAACGGATTGCTGGATTACTATGTACGCGATCACCGTTTGGAAAATTACTTTAAAACCGCAGTTGAAATGGCTGTAGTTATGGGATCAGGTCATATTAAAAAAGAGTGGAATGCAACCACTGGTGAAGTTTATGATTATAATGATGATTTAGGTGTTGACATACGAGAAGGTGATTTAGAGTTTTCTAATCTTTCACCACTTGATGTTTATTTCGATACTCACCGCGAAGATCAAAATCATGATTGGGTTATTTGTCGTTCATTTAAAAACAGACACGACCTAGTTGCTAAGTTTCCTGAAAAAGCTGATGAAATTCTATCTGTTAAAACGAAAGATAAGATGGATAATAAAACCATGCTTAACTATTCCAGCGATAGCACCACCCAAATTGCTGTATATGAATTCTACCATAAACGAACAGAATCTGTGCCAGATGGTGTTTACCAACTGTTTTTAGAGAATGAAACATCACTAATTTCTACAGCCCTTCCATACCGGGAATTACCAATCTACACTATTGCTCCTTCATACTTTTTAGGTACACCTTTTGGCTACACACCAATGTTTGACCTACTTCCTATTCAAGAAGCGGTTAATAGTTTGTATTCAACTATTTTAACGAATCAAAGTGCTTTTGGTGTTCAAAGTATTGCTGTTCCATTCGGTTCAGGCATTAGCATGTCCCAACTTTCTTCTGGACTTAATGTAATTCAATACAATCCAGCCGCTGGTGAAATTAAACCTATTCAATTAACTCAAACACCTAAAGAAATTTTCGATTTCATTCAAATGCTTGAAAAGGCAATGGAAACAGTTTCTGGAGTAAACTCTGTTTCTAGAGGTAATCCTGATCCAAGCTTACGATCTGGAAACGCCCTAGCTCTTGTTCAATCTATGACACTGCAATTCATATCTGGATTACAACTATCATATGTTGGACTTATTGAAGACCTCGGAACGGGAATGATCAATACACTTAAAGATCATGCAAACGTACCTCGAATTGCAGCTCTTGTCGGTAAAAATAACCGAACAGAATTAAAAGAATTTACTGGTGACGATTTATCTTCTATTAACCGGGTAATTGTAGACATAGGAAATCCACTAGGTCGAACCACTGCTGGTAAAATGGAAATTGCAGCCAACCTTCTTCAAATGGGTGCTATTAAAACTCCTGAACAATATTTCATGGTTTTAAATACAGGACAACTTGATGTTATGACCGATGATGTAACTTCACAACTTTTCTTAATTAAGTCTGAAAATGAACGAATGATTGCTAAAAAACCTGTAGCTGCGCTCATCACCGATGAACATGCGCTTCACATTAAAGAACATGCAGCAGTTTTATCTGATCCAGATTTACGCTTTGATCAAGAACTTTTCGGAATTGTTTCTGGTCATATGCAAGAACACATTGATTTACTGAAAAACACTGACCCAAATCTTTTATTACTTCTTGGTCAACAACCACTTCCACCTTCAGCCCCTCCGGGAATGCCGCCAATGCCGGGAGCGCCTATGTTACCTGAAGCTGGTGGACCACCGCCTATGCAAGCACCAGTAGGACAAAATATGCCGCAGCCAACCCAACTTGCACAAATGGATCTTAAACCGAACGTACCTTCGATACCATCCGTTGACCCAAGCTTACTTCCAAACCCGGAATTACAAGCTCAAAGTTTAGGAAACATTCGACAACCTCAATAATAAATTATCCATCCTAATTACAGGACGATAGAACAAAGGAAGAAATATGTCAGAACAAAGTAACCCAACCGGAAGCGCAGCAGCTGTAGAAGCTGGAGTAGCTGTACCAACAGATATAGCAGCAATTGAAGCTGAAACTGTAGAACAGTTAGGTAAAGGTGGTAGTGAGCCATCAGCTGAAGAAATAGCATCTATGAGTGCAGAAGAATTAGCTGCCTCTGAAAAAGCTGGTGAAATCTCTAAAGCTGTAGCTGAGAAAATGAAACGAAAACTTAAACTCAAAGTTCATGGTCAAGAAATTGAAGAAGAATATGATTTAAGTGATGATGAACTTCTTAAACGCGAGTTTCAAAAAGCCAAAGCTTTCGATAAAAATTCTAAAGAGTATAATGATTATCAAAAAAATGTTAATCAAATGCTTAAAATGCTT